AACAACCTCTTGATCTGCAAGAGCAGATGAAAAATTAATTACACCTTGTTGTTTGTTTATTTTAAAGGTATTGTTTTGGTTTGCTGTATCTGTATTTAAACCATACCTAGCTGATACCTGATAGTCATAAACAATGTTTCCATCTATGTTATATGCATTAGTATCTTTAGTATCTAAAAATTCAGATTTCAACGTACCGTTTACTCTTGATTCGTCAAGTAAAGAAGTTCCTATAAGAACGTTCCCATCAACATCAAATAAAACTCTGTATTCATTATCTTGAAGGTAACTCTTAGCGAAGTTTGTTTTATTGTTTTCATTTAATGGGTAAAGAACACCATCCTTAGATAGAGATATTCTAACCCAGTTTACAAAATCAGGAGGAAGAACTATACTTGCACTGTCGTTTACAGTAAGCTCTACTATCTTTGTTTCTTTTAAGGCATCGTAATTAAGTTCTTGTATACCACGCTTTGCATGAAAAAGAACATTATATCTTTCTACATTGTTGACTAACTTGTCGTTACCTACATACATAAGCATAAAGTTGTTTACAATGTCAGACAATGTTATATACTGGTATGATCCCCAGTTGTTATCTTCTGGTAAACTACCGCTATTTTCGTAATATTGATATCCTGTTATAAATGCCATTATCCTTGTTTTTGTGTTTCTTTAACTTCATCATTCTCTCCTGCCTTGTATATATCTGTTTCTCTTATAGAAATACCTGCATATTTTAATATCTTATTAACTAGAGTAGGTTCATCACTACCAGGTAATTCAAAATCTTGATAGTCACTAGCCGACTGGTTAAAAACAGGTTCTCCTGCTGATAAGGTAGTGTAAGTCCATTTAGGGTCTAAAGGCTTTCTAATATACTGTATTGTAATACCTGTTGTTATACTACTAGGGTATACTGTTATATTAGACCCATCCATAACATATGCTGGAAAGGTTGCCGAAGGCGCTGTTAAATGAGACGATGTTAGATTTAATATTTTGTTTTGTGAAACTCTTTCTACTTCTTTTGTTCCGTACTTAACTACATTAATTAAGTAATAGTCAGTAGGTAAGGGAAACGAAGGACCACTTGAATCACTAGGAGTGTTTGTTGAAGAAAATATATCAATAGCCTCTTCTATGTTTTTTACAATATCAGCATATCCACTACCTGAAATTCTAGCATTTTGCTTTGCAATCCATTCGTTATACCTATAAAAATAGTCTTCAAAAATATCTAACTGAGCTTGCTTTGCATAAAGATTAAAATCAGATGGTGTTATATATCCGAAGTTTTGCTTGTTTGCTACAGCCAGCACAGTATTTCTTACACTGTTTATCATCTGGTAATCTTTTACGCAAAGATAGTGAAAAAAAATAAACCCCTCTGGGTTGAGGGGCTTAGGGAGATTTAATCTTGAAGCTTGGTTTCAAGGAGCTGCATCAGCTCTATACCATCATCTGTTTTAAAGAATTGAGCTAAAGACATAATAGCTGTCTCTCCAAATGGAATGCTCATTAGTTTCTTTTTATTAGAAGGTAGGTTGAAATAAATATCTTTTCCTTTGTTTTTTAGTCTTAGTATTCCTTCAGCTAAAGATTTAGAAGCTAAAGACTGTAACTTTAATAAAGGATCGTTTAATGTATTTAGAAAATCTTTTGGACTATTCTTAGCATACAGTCTCACATCACGTTTCAACTCAGCTGTTGACAGTTTATCTACATTTAAGTTTAATGATATTCTACCAATAGTTTCTAGCATCTCTAGATCTAAATCCTTTGCTGCCATTAAAGCGTCTATCTGGTAATCCATTTCTTCAACCTCTACACTAGCATCCTTTTCAGTATCTATCTCTTCAAACACTACATCAAGTGATGGGTGTAACGATAAAAATTCCTGAAGTACCGGATTGTTTTTAGGAACATATAACATACCATCTTCAAACACAATAGGTTCGATAATAGCGTTACTATCTTGCTCGTCTTCAAATGGTGATTGTTGATTGGTTGAATATCTTAAAGCTCTGTTAGATTGACCGTCAAAGTGTAAGAGTGGTTTTCTACGTGAGTTTCTTGAGTTTAATATAAAGCTTATAGGTGCTTTTCTACCTTTTAATCTATAAGTTCTGTCTTTTACGACTGATTGTTTTTTCATTTTAATTTAATTTTAAGTTTATAAAAATAAGGAGGGGACCACCTAAGCGATCCCATCCTTAAAGTAATCTTATTTGAATAAGAAGAAATTGTTTGCACCAAGAGTACAAAGAGCTCTTTCTGATAAGAAGTGAACCTCCATAGCATCTAAGTCGCTATTAGAAGCACCTCCTGCAGATCCAACTATCCAAGACTTCATTTTTCTATCTTCAGTCTGAGAAGCTTTGTATCTTACGTGTAAGAAAGGACGTTTTGCGTTCTTACCTAACACTTGGTCATAAACAGTTGTAGAACCAGCTGGTACAAGTACACCATCTATAGCTCCTCCTGTAATACCTCCACGCATTGTTGCATCGTTTAAGTATTTCCAGTCAGACTTGTAGAAGTCATACCCTCTTCTAAATCCAGAGAATCCAAGGTTAAGTGCCATGTCAGTGTCATTGTCAAACAATCCGAATGAAGCAGCGTTAGCAGCACCACCAGAAGTGTCAAATCCATTTAACTCAGCAAGTACGTTGTCAATCTCGAAAGATAGTCCACGGTTTACAAATATTACGTTTTCTTCAATAGATCCTTGCTTGTCTAATCTACCAACGATTGCATCGATATCATCTAAAGACTGAATTGCTCCAGTAGATGTGTTACCTCCGTTTTCGATAGCGTAGAATAAACCTTCAGAACCTTTATTACCTAAATCACCTGAAGCTGCAATAGCACCAGAGTTAGCCTCAGCAGGAACTGCTTCAACCATTGCTGTTTCTAGGTAGTCTTCGAATCTTAATCTAGTTTCGTGCTCAGATTTTAAGTACCATAAATACCCTGAAGCTCCGTTTTCTGTAGTAACTTCGATCCATCCGATTTGTGCCATATCAGAACCTGATACAGAATACTTATCCTTGATGATGATTGGGTTGTTTGACTTAATGTCTGTTGGAGCTTCTAGAGATCCTTCAATTCCATTTGATCCTTTTTTAAATTCAGAACCATATACAAACACGTCTAAGTTAGTACCTGAGTTGTCTCCTGAAGATAAACCTGAAACAGCTGGAAGACCATCTGCGTCGTAGATACTTACGTCGATTGTGTTAGTTGCAACAGCTGAAATAATACCTTTGAAAGATGCAGTTGCACCGCTTCCTCCGTCAGATACCATAACAGTCTGTCCTTTTCTTAATACGTGACCACTAATGTTGATTGTTACAACATCTTGAGTTGCAACTTCTGCATCATCAAGAGTTACGCCTTCGTATTTAATGTGTAATCTACCTTGCTCAGACCATTTGATTAAGTCAGAGTTACAAGGCATTTCTGCTCCTACCATTCTTAAGAATGAGCTTACAGAGCGGTTTCCATATCTTTCGAATTCTTTTTCAGCAACATCTGGTAGATATTGGTTTAAGAAGTCGAAGCTGGAAATGTACGATCCAGGTAGTGTTACCTGGCTAGGTGCTGGAGTTAAACTCACTGATCCACCTAATGTAATGTTTTGTGCCATTTTCTAATAATTTTTAATAATTTTTAACTTCGTTTTTTAATCTTTAATCCTCTGCCACTATCAGGGTTTACAGCTCTGAACTTTAATCCACTTGTGTTAGACATCTGTTGAGGTGTGTTTCTAACGTCCATATTTATATTTTTAGACTGTTTTGAAACATTGTCAACTGCGTCTGTCTTGCCCTTTTCATAAAAGAATTGAGCAACCTTATCTGGATTAAGCGCAGCACTTAAAGCCTTGTGGTATCCATTTGCGTCAGTTATCATACCGTCCTTATCAAGATATTTACTGATAAAGTTGTTGATGTCCGACTGAGAGTCTTTAACAGACTTTACATCTCCAGGATTAAAAACGACTTTTTGATCATCGAAATTGAACTCAAAACCTTTGAACTCTTCGTTAAACAATTCATCTGTTTTTTTAAGGAAATATTCAGAACGTTTTTGATTCTGCTCTTGAACACTTTGTGACTCAGATACATATTTCTTGTAAGCATTGTAGTCTTCTAATTCCTTATCGTTGACAGGTGACGCTGACGACTCGACAGGTACCTTGTATGTCTCCTTTAATTCATTAAAATACTTCTTTGCTTTTGCAAGCTCTCTTTTTTTTGCGATTGCTTTTTTCTTTCCTACAGACTCATCCTCTTCATCTTCATCAAACTTAAACTTGTCGTCCATTAAATAAGTAATGTCATCGTCGTCTAAGTCAGACTCTGTAGCAGAATAATACTCACGCAAAACCTGGTCTGCATTCATGTCTTCATAATTCTTTTGAATTTTCATAAAGTCCTGAATACCTCTACCAGTTTCTTTTTTATATTTTAAGAATGCTGATACATCTTCTGGTAACTCTTCATTACTCTCAGTTTGAGAAAATAATTCATCAACAGAATTTATATCCTTTTCGTATCTATTTTTAATATATGAAAGAACGTCTTCTTCTTGTAACTCACGAGTTTCGCTCGCTTGTTCCTCTACAGGTTGCTCTTCAGCAACTTCTGTAGTTGGAGTTTCCTCCACCTGCTCTTCAACAGGTTTATCGTTTTGTTCAATTAATTGTTCTTCAACCTCTTGAACAGATTTTTCACCTGGTCCGGGGACCGCTTTTACTTTTAATTCCATATTTAATTTAATTTATAGCGCAAAATTACGCATTATTTATATTTAATTTTTAACGTGGTTCAAACTCTGCTAAGTCAAAACCATCTAGAGTATCCTCGTTTGATTCAAAGCTAATAGGTGGCAAATCTTTTTTACGTTGTTCTATTAACTTAGACTGTTGAGAGTTTTGTAAACTAATCCTGTCAGCCTTTGCTTTCTCTCTGTTGTCTTCTCTTTTTTGTAATTTTTCGGAATCTATACCTTTAAGTTGCATGTTTAGTTGAAACTCAAGTTGCATCAATTGTGTTTTTAATTGTGCCTCACCTCTAAGTTTTTCTAATTCGAAACCAGCTTCAGCTTGAGCAATCTGCATTTTAGATTGAGTTTCCATTTGCATTTTTTGAGCAGCAACTTGAGCGGCCATCTGCTGTGATTGCATTTGTGCCTGTTGTTGTTGCTGAATCTTTTGCATTTCAAACTGTTGTTTTTCTTTTTCTTTCTTTTTACGTTTTACTTTTAGCAGCTGGTTTGCTAGTTTAACGTTTCTAACTTCTCTTATATCAATAGCGTCATCAAGATCAATAGCCTCACGTGATAGAGCAACCTGAATGTTTTGTTCTAGTTGTTGTTTTTCTTCATCGTCTGGTGCTACTTCTATAAATATACCAAAGTCATATATATGTAAATCTTTTATTTCTTCAAGCAGGTTAACATTGTACTTACCAATCTGCATTGCAAACTCATCCTTATATTCAGAATATTCTAATGCATCAGAAACTCTACAAGATAAACCTGTAGCTAAGTCTCTAGTAATATCTATAAACCCATCTAGTATATGTCTTGTAGCCGTGTTACTGTTAAGAGCTGCTATTTTTTGAAGTCCAACAAGTGAATTAGGATCTGGAGTAGAGCCGTCTCTAGCTTCATTTAATCCTGTTACATCTCTAAGCATTTGTAAATAGTGATTGTAACTACCTATTAAACTAGAAATTTTTGCTTGTCCTGAGTTTTTAGAAAGCTCCTGGATAGGAACTCTAGCATTATTAAACTCACCGTCTTGTGTGTAACTTCTACCTACAACAGAACCAGTTTGGAAATACAGCTTTAGTGCATCCTCTGGATTGTATGTTGCTCCGTTACCAAGATCAACTTCATTTAAACCGTCTGCATCTATAAACACACCATCTGGTACAACCTTCTGTATTACTTGTTGTAACTTTAAATGAGTCATCTGTATAAGATCTGCAAAAGGAACCATTCTTCTTAGTAAAGACTCTATATTTCCTTTATACATTCTAGGTGCACACGCTACATAGTTAGACATTACGTTTTGAGATGCTGACTTTGGTCTAACCATATTCTCGGCCATTTGCCACTTAAGAACAATATTAGTCCCCATAACCATAACACCCTCATACCATACGTCTATATTTTTTTCTATTCTTTCAAATCCTCTCTCTTCCATCATCTCTTGTGGAGGATTAAATGTATCTTCTTTTTGTATAACCTTCTCACCCTTCTTTTTGTAAACAAACTTTTTGGTTGTTTTATAGTTAAAGTATAGAAGTGTTACACTGTCGTTGTTAAATACTGAGTTGTTGTAATACTGAGATCCTCTAAAATAGTTATACCAATCCTGACTGTATTTAGATATTTCTTCTAGTTGCTCGTTTGTAACTGTTGGATCTATTTTTACAACTTCACCAATAGGTACGTTCTTAACTTCACCCCAATAGAAACAATCTTTGAAGTTTGGATCTTCTGTATAACTATATACAATATTTGCTGGATCCACATACTTAGCAACTATACCTTCACCTGGAACAAACTCATGTTTTACAACGCCAATACCTAAAGTTGTTAGGTCGTATAAAGTTCTTTTACGAGTGTCTTCGTATAGGTTTTCAGAAAGTATTGTATTGATAGCAGCTTCTTCAGCTAGTTCTATTGATGACTTATAGTCAAGTTGCATATGCAATTGTAGTTCATCATCATTCTCTGGTAAATTTTCTGGATCAGTATTAAAAGCGTCAACACCAAAATCATTCTTAATTTGAGAAAGAAGATCTTTAGAAACCATATCAGCTTCTATATTTTCTTGGTATTGATTTCTTTTTTCTGCAGACATTGCATCCTGTGCATACGCCTTAACATCAAACAATCTGTCTGACATTCCGTTAACAACAATATCTATAAACTTAGGAAGTATAGGTACAGGTGTCCAATCTAAATTCATATACGACAGGTCTCCGTCTACAGCTAATTCATTCTTATACTTTCCAGCTGATTGTTCAGCTCTAGCATATAACCTTAGCTTATGAAACGCATCCCATTGATTATAAAATTTAGAACTTGTGTTATCCCTTTTAAACCATTCATATTGTATAGCCTGTCCTATCTGTAACCCAAACTCCATTGTGTTCTTCGTGGAGTCAGGTACGAACTGACTTGGAAAAGAAGAGGGATTAATACTTACCTTTACGTCTTTCATGTGATTATTTGACTAAATC